ACACGCAGTACAGTTCAGCGAGCCTTGTCTGACAGCGTCAGAGAGTTGGATAATAGAGAATATGATAAAGGATATGCACTTGATGCAGAAGAAGTTTGTAGTGACAAGGGAACACAAAAAGATAAAGGGACAGGAAAGGGACTTTCTGATCCTGTGGAAGGTTCTGTAATAAGGGAGAACATCCCTGAGAATCCTCCTATTCCTCTCTTTGAGGCTAATGCAATTATAGAGATAGCAGAAAGATATTGGGGTCTGCCAGAAGGCAGCATCAAAGGCAGGAGTAGAGTGTTTCACATCCTTTGGCCAAGGTATGTAGTTTGCGGGATTCTGAGAGAAAAAGGCTACACCTATCAAGCTGCTGGAGATGTCCTAGAAAGGGATCACGGTAGTGTTATGAATGCTTGTGAACAGTTCAAAGCAATCACTGAAACACTACCTAAATACAAGGAGCAAGCTGTGCAGTTTGATCGCTATCTCTGGAGTAAGCTAACAGCTAATGCCAGAAACGGATACAGTTCTGTAGCTGTAAGAGGTTGAATAATAAGGAGTTAGATGCTTCTAGAACGTAATATATAATATAATACAGTATATACAGTATCTATATAGTATCTAATAAATAATAATAAATAATAATAATAGTTAATAATAATTAATAATAATGAATATAGATAATACTACTAATATTAATAATAATAATACTGATAGTAATAATATTAATACTAATGATACTGATAATATTAATAATAATATTACAGTGAAGTTTAGGGAGTTATCTAAGGGAGAAGTTTGGGGATACAAGCAGCAGATTGATATGCTAGTCAATCGGAAGAAGGAGCTGGAGGAAGCTGGGATCTATGATGTCTCTGGCTTCAACAAGATCAGGAAGGAACACAGGGAAGAGTTCAAGCAGCTAGAGGATGCTATCAGCATTCTTCAGCAGAAGGCTGCAGGAGCTGTAAATCCTCAGCCAATCAGACAACAGAAGGCTGCACCTAAACCGAAAGAAACAAGGAAGCAGGCAACAGAAGCAGAGAGAGCAGAGATGCTACAGAAGTTTGCAGAATTAAAGAAGAGCTTGAGGTTTGCCCTGTAAGGCGTTAGTTGACTGTGATCACTGTGATGACACTAGAAAGAAATAAAAAGAGACTGGAGGGCTATCTATGGCTCAGGAAAGACATATTGTAGATCAGAATCAGATGACAGAACTGGAAGAGGTAGAGAAGAACCTAGCGAGAGAGCTAATAGGGAAGGAAGGTCAGGCTGCGGAAATAATTAGGAAAGGATTACTGCAACTGAGCAAGATTAAACACAGAGAAGGAGAGGTTTTAATGCAGATCGGAGAGAGATTGTGGAAGTGAAAGATTACGGAAGTTTTAAAGTAATCAGAATAGGAAAACTAAGGTATGCCAGCAAAAAAGAAGACAGCAAAAAAGAAACTGCCAAGAAGAAGAAAGACAACTGAGAAAGCTGTGGCAGAAATGACTGAAGGTGAAAGAGTTGAGAGAGCTATGCACTTGGAAACGATTCACCTGCCTAAGTCAGTGATGACGATTGAAAGAGATATTGCCAGAGGTAAGGTGAAGATGGGAAGGCCAACAGATTACACGCCAAGAATAGTAGAGTCTCTGCTGAGGTTTGTAGCTGCAGGTTTACCACTGGAAAGAGCTGCTTCTGCTGCAGGGATCAATCCTGATACTTTATACGATTGGAAGAAAAAGCACCCTGACTTCTCCGAGTCTCTCGCACACGCAGAGAGTCAGTACGCCAACCTTTGCCACATAACAATCAACGAACAGATTGTAGGGGGAGATGGGCATCTAGCTTTGAAAACCCTGCAGAGCAGGTTCTCGAAGGATTACAGCACAAGCAAGAAGGTGGAGATGCAGACGATGAGCTTCAGCTCAACTATCTCACCTGAGCAGCTACTGGAAATGCAGCAGCAACGTTCAGCTTTAGACTCAACGTCTGACTATGAATCGAATGTTATTGACGTAGATGCTAAGGAATCTGAAGCAAGGGCCAATCTGGGGGCCAGCACTGATCAGTCTGAGGAGGAGGGGGGCAGCCCCACAGCAGGGGAGGGGGCATCAAACGCCCCCCACCCCCCTCCTAACCCTCGCACACCTGAATCTTCTAATTTCTCTACAGCATATCAGAAACCTGATGCTGACCCTGTTCCTGCAGAATCAAGGCTGTACTGCCTGCAATGCAGCAAGAGTATTCCTGTGGAGAAGCTGGAGATACTGGAGGTTAGGCGTGATGACTACTATGACCACTTTGCTAGATTTGAATGTTTCTGTGGGCATATAGGGGAGAGTCCTGTGCTAGGTGGATAAGGCTGTAGAGAAGGCTGTAGAGCTGTTTAAAGGCAGGATCATTCCTGAGTGGTATATGAGACTAGAGAGCAATTATAAAGAGAACTGGGGAGCGACTAGCCCCAGCAGGAAGAAGGCTGATGCTAGGCAGTATTGGACTGAGTTAAGTTTGAGCCTTCTGATGCAGCCTAAGCCTGACAAGGGAATGCTGAGAACAGCGATGCAGGCTACCAGACTGAGCAATCAGGATCTTCACGATAAACTGAAGGAGAAGCTAAGGATACTGAGGTGAATGTGAAGCTAGTACATATTGACGGATCTCTGCCTAACCTTGCCCTTATGAATCTATCAACTTGGCATAAGGATCAAGGTGATAGTGTGTATTTCTCAAGATCTCCTTATAGAGATCTATTTGAGCCTGAGTTTGATAAAGTTTACGGATCTTCAATTTTTACTAGGTCAGAGAATGCTAGGGAGAAACTGAGTGAAGAGTTTCCTCAAGCTCTTATCGCAGGAACTGGTTCCGGTAATAACATCACACTTGAGGAGATCACTGGACAGGATAAGTTTATACCTGACTATTCTATTTATCCAAAGTTTGAGCAATCTATTGGGTTCAGCCAAAGAGGTTGCAGATTGAAGTGTAAGTTTTGTGTTGTTCCTAAGAAAGAAGGCAAAATAAAAGACAATTCATCAATATATGATATTTGGAGAGGAGGAGAGCATAAGAAGGAAATCGTGCTTCTTGATAATGACTTTTTCGGTCAGCCAGATTGGAAAGAGAAATGCAGAGAGATTAAAGAAGGAGGCTTTAAGGTTAATTTTAACCAAGGCATTAACGTCAGACTTATATCAGAAGAAGCTGCAAGAGAGTTAGCTTTACTAAAATACTACGATGTAAATTTTAAAAGGCGTTCTATTTATACAGCTTACGATAATCCAAGGGACGAAAAGATTTTTCTGAGAGGTTTCAAGATTTTAACTGATGCCGGGATTCCCCCCAGCCACATAGTTGTTTATATGCTTGTAGGATTTTGGGAGGGAGAATCTATTAATGATGTAATCAATAGGTTTAATCAAATAACAGAGCTAGGTGCTTTTGCTTATCCTATGGTATTCGATGAAAAGAACAAACAACTCAAGAAATTTCAGAGGTGGGCAATTAGGAGGTATTTTACTTTTATCAAGTGGGAGGATTTCAATTGAGCAGGGAAGTGGCAGAAGAGAAGGAGACTGAAGCTGTAGTCAGGTATCTGGCCCACTGTGTTAAGCAGGGGGAAGCTTATTACTATGAGGGCAGTGGGCAGAGAATGAGCCACTTGGACGGCATCCTGACTACTGCTGATTATATGAAGGCTGCAATAGAGGTGAAGTGGAGGAGATTTGATTATGAGACTTTAATGAAGTTTCACAAAGGTGAGCTATTGGTTGGCTCTGAGAAAGTGCTGGCTGGCAAAGCTTTTGCCTATGCTTTTAAGTTGCCTACAGTATTGCTGTATTTGCTGGAGGATTGCCTTCTAGTGCAGCAGTTGGTTGATGAGAGGGGTGATACTCCAGAGATGATTAGGGAAGTTTGGGAGGAAGGACCGAAGACAGATGAAGACAGAAGCAGAACAAAAAAACAAAACGCATTCTACAAAGCAGAAACAGCAGAAAAGATCAGACTCTGATTGTGATCTTTTTGCAGAGAAGATCTTTAAGCTGAAACTGCATCCTTGGCAGAAGAAGGTGCTGCAGAGCCTTAGTAAACCTAAGACTAGGATAGCACTAAAGGCAGCCAACGGATCAGGGAAGACAGCAATGTGCGCGGCTCCTGCAGCCTTGTGGCACGCTCTGCTATATCCTAACAGCGTTTGCGTAACTACTTCAGGAGTTTACAGGCAGGTGAAAGAGCAGATGTGGCCAACTATTAGAAGCTTGGCTAGGAAGGTTGGAGGTTTGGGAATACAGATTAATCAGACTGAACTGAGTACGCCTAACGGCAGCAGGGTGATAGGGTTTAGTACAGATGATCCCGGTAGGTTTGAGGGCTGGCACGCTGATAATCTGCTGATGATTATTGATGAAGCTAAGACAGTTAAGGATGAGATTTTTATGGCACTGGAACGATGCCAGCCAAATAGAGTTTTACTAATGTCATCACCGGGAGGCTGTAAGGGGCAGTTTTATAAGTGCTTTAGTAAGGAGCAGGAATTTTGGGATTTACATACAGTCACTGCCTACGACTGCCCCCACATAGATCCCAAGTGGATCGAGCAACAGATAGAGAAGTGGGGAGCATCACATCCTTTGATCAGTTCGATGATACGGGCTGAGTTTATGGAAGAGTCTGGGGAATCCACAGTTATCCCTTGGGACAGTTTGATGCACTGTCTGGAGAATCCTCCAAAGAAACAGAAGGGTGAGGTAGTGGCTGCTGTGGACTTTGCAGCAGGAGCTGATGAGAATGTTATCTGTATCAGGACAGGCAACCACGTTACCAAGCTGATCAGTTGGAGAGATAAGAATACAATGGCAGCCTGTGGTAGGTTTGCCTTGGAGTTTGAAAGAGCAGGTCTGAAGCCTCAACAGATCTTTTGTGATGCTGGAGGATTAGGGCTGCCAATGGCCCAACAGTTGGCAGAAATGGGCTGGCCAATGCACCAGATCAATCTGGGCAGTAGAGCCTTTGAGCCTGACAGATTTGCGAATAGATCTGCAGAGATGTGGTTTAATGCAGCCAGACAAATAGAGAAGGCTGATATTGTTCTACCAGACGATGAGATCCTGCACGCACAGCTTACAAATAGAAGAGTGCAGACTACAAAGACAGGGAAACTAAATCTGGAAAGCAAAGCCGAATGCAGAGCCAGAGGCTTCAGTAGCCCAGACAGAGCTGATGCCTTTGTAATGGCAGCCTCCTACAGCTCAGAGTTTCTAATGGATTCTGGACCTAAACAGGCAACACTAGAGGACATCTTTGCAGAGGGGCTGATGGAACTTAATGATGAAAATCAATTACGGACACAAATGGGGATTAACATAGGATGATAAAGGTAATAAGATTAATTTTGGAAATACTAAAACAAGCTTTT